GTCTTGGTAGCGTGGGTGTCACTGTGGTAGGACCCAAGTATGTCCTTGAAACAGTCTAGGCACCAGTTCCTGTCTGCACAGCAGTCGTTCGACAGGCAGACTACGACTGCTTACGGCCAGAGGCCGGTTTACCGTTAGACGATGGAAGCCAAGAGGCTAGGCAACACCTCTTTGCCTACCTCAATGGCAGCGGCAACGGCAGGCCGCTCAAGGAAGCTCTTAGCACCTTCAGCTATCTTCGAGACCTCCTTGTCAACATCCTCACCTGAAGTTGACCAGGGCAACTGTTTCGTGGCATTGATGGCAGTGTCCACGGCAGCCTGGTTTTGGTAGCCAGTCATCTGAGAACGAATCATGGTCGCAGGAGTAAGCTGACCTTCGAACACACGAACTAGTTCGACTTGGACGTTGGCGCCGGCGAGGCCACCAACAATATCCAGATGGATATCGGGAGCAGTATTCACTGAAGTACCATCGATACGTCCAGGATTAGCCCCTGAGAAGTCGACAGCAGGACCCCAAGGGATCATGTCGTCTGACTTTTCGGGACACCACCCAACCTCTAAGGTATCACGTGAATTGTGGGTTTTGTACATAATCGCGGAGTACCCAATACCGGAAGCTGTACGAACTGATTGAAGAATATTGGGCACACAAAAATACCGGATCTCAGGACAGCCAGCAGTGGTCGCTGCCAAGTAATTCACACGGATGCACATACCAAGAACACGAAGGGATCGGTAATTGGCAGCAGTGATCTCGATGGCATCTTGTGAATCACTAGAAAAAGTCCAGGTACTATAAGTACCGAGTCCGGACTGGTGGATCGAATTTTTCGATCCAGGGCGAATGATCAAACCCTTGTTCCCTGAAGAATCCAAGATGATTGCTAGAGAACTAACAGAGCGAAACAACATCAGGGGCCCAGTGAATTGATCTGGAAAATGAACCATTTGGGCATTGCATGGGTCGCGCATTTGAGCAACGAGCGCCCCAGCTAAGCCCCCAGGAGAATTCGATTTGGGCGCGGTCGTGGTCATTGCGGGCTTGGCACGTCGTTGTTCCTGACGGCCGACCCCAGCCATCGACCTGAGTTGGTTGATTTGCGATTGGAGGGAAGCTATAACCCCACGAGAGGAGGGTAAACGCTTAGAAGCTGATCGCGGAAGCTTCTTGCCTTTAGTACGTCGATTGAATTTCGGCATAGTGCACCTTACATGAAACTGGTCGCACTGAACCAGCTCCCGTTGGCCAGGTGGGAATCCTATTTATATAGCGGCGAACTCCACACGCTAGGGATGAGACCGACATGTCACAACTCCCTCCGCTGTAAATGAGGTCGGCGGCGGACGGTCCTTACTGGCCCTCTAACCATCCTTTTGACACCCTCAACCCCATCCAGGCCCAAAGGCCCTCACCAAGCGGGGACCCCAGCCCCACTTAGGAAAAACATCCGAACTAGATCAAAATCCCAAACCCCGTCCGGACTAGTAACGTAGCACTCTGCTTCTGCTAGGGTTTGGTTGCTCAAGGGTAATGATCCCATGAACAAATTTTCGAGAACCAACTGTTGACCTTCAGTAATTGACCAGGCCCTCGAAAAGCTCTGCCGAGCAATGGCTAAATCTACTGGAACTGACACTGCCTCCTTCCACCGCTTGACAACCCAAGGATCCAATCGACCCTCGTACAGGGGAACATCCCTGAGCTGCCAACTCAGCCACTTGAAGAAGGCTCCGACAACAGGAATACCAGCAAAGGCCTTGTACTCCCCGTCAGCGACGGTGTGGGCATGATTCCACACCAAACCTCTTAGGTCCTCGGATGGGCACGTAAAGTGGGAAATCGTGCGCCATGGACTTCGGACCATATTCCAGACTCCGGCTTGAACCTCCACGGGCCGGTGTCGGCAAAACTCCAGCTCTTCAAACACGGACGAGCGTGGTTCGAACTCGAACTCCACGCCATAATCAACATGACCCCTCATAGCTTCCTCAACTAGCGGCGCTGCATCCTCTTCCGCGAACACAGCAAAATTATCACCATCAACCGCCACGTCCCAAAACTCATAAGGGATCTCCTTCAACAAATCACAAAGGATACAAAGGTGTAGTATCGAATTACCACCACCAGTGTCCCAGGTCCCAGTCAAACGGATGGGTGGGGCCAGGAATTTGAAGCCATCTCGAGAACGAATCTTCCATCGACCTTCCGTCAATCTCTGCAACTTGACAAAGACAGGGTCATTGTTCATGAAAAGATCAATGGAATGCTGAATCTTCAGGAGCCTTCTTCCGATGTGGGCGTCGCACTTTACGCCATCACCACACCAAAACACTGGTTTCTTGAATCGGGTGAACTTTCTCCGTAGGAGAGCAGCCCGGTCGAGGGTGTTCAACCCCTTGAGAATCGACCGGGTGTTAGGAAACGGACGCCCCCTCACTTTCAATTGAGCTGCTTCCACATTGTGGTAATGCAAGGCGCCGAGATAGCAGAGCTTGTCAGGAATAGAGTAAATGGGCCTTGGAGTGGCTGCGGCAAGGTTGCCCTCGGAGGTCTTGGGTTTTGTGGCTTCCGCCTTAATGAACATGTCGGTGGACATGTCTTTATTTGACAATCCCTCTCGAAGGAAGAGCAACCTCCCTCGCTCCAATTTCTCTCTCATTGCTCCGCTTCTCGCAAAAAGTTCTTCATTGGTACTACTGCGAACCTTGGGAAAGACCCCCAATCTCTTGGCCAAATTCACCAATCGACGTAGACTTGTGTAAGCAGCATCAGTAGGTTCATGCAAATCCAAGTCAACACGTCTCTGAATAGCCCTGAGGACGTTACAGGGACAATTCTGAAATACGAAAGGATGATAGGCTTCATTGGTTAAGAGATCGAAGATCACAGGCGGAACGACCAACCGGTATGAATGAGCTCCAAGATGTGCACCATCATTGGAGATGGGCCACTGGCTGACTCTAATACGAACAGGAGTAAACTCCCGGAGTAAACAGCCAGTGGAGCAGACTTTCAATACTCGGCCCGCCCGGGGGCTTCCCCCGGTGGCGCCTGCCACCCGACCAACTTGGAAAAGATCCATCCAAGTCGCCAGGGTCCCCCAAAACAACCGGGAGACATACCGCGTGCAGCTAGGGCCCTCCTCTTTGCATCGCGGTAGGCAGGCCAGGTTCTCAAGTATCTACGGTAATGGTCATACGCCTCCTGCGCAGCTTCGTAGATCCGATTCATGTGTACTGGACGAATGATAACAACAAAATCGGCCGGTGCGTAATTCAACAGCTGGTAATAACGACGCACCAGACTAAGGACCTCTTCGTACCTCAAAAGACGACTATGAACGTTGGCCTTCACAAATTCAATACAGTCGTCAATGAGTGCTACGGGATCAGGACGCTCGTCCTCTTCCGGATTACCTTCCGGGGGTGGATCAGGCGGTCCCCCACCGCCACCACCACCACCGCCATCCCCGGGCGGATTTGGAGGAGGACCCGGCGGCCCGGGTCCAGGGACTAAACCTAGAGGAACTAGGGGGGGCCCACCATTATATGGTATCAACATGATGGGTTCTTGAGGAACTGCGGGTGGTGGTATCATTCCTAGGTCGCGGAACAATTTCGCAGCATCCACCAGAGCTGCCCGCTTCTTGTCCTCAATCTGCTCTCTCGTCAACTTCTGCTTCGCGTCTCCTCGTTTTGAATTCCCGCCATTGCCAGGCACGCTTTCGCCTGCCCCTAGTGCTAAGGAACTTGTCGGTTTATTTTTATTTTTTGTTTTTACGGCTTTAAGCGCCTTCATTTTGCCGCTGCTAGGCCCAGAATGTTGTACCCCTTTGGCAAATGAAGCACTAGAACCAACCCCCGAACGGTCAGTAGGTAGTGTCCAGGACGGTGAATTGAGTCCCTGCTGGGCAGGGTGTGATTGAGCTCCAGACAAGCCCCCCGTGTTGGTGGGAGCCTGCATCTGGCGTTGGGTTTCAGCCCAATACTCATATTCATCCACGATTGACTTATTAATCGGGTCCTGTCTCTCCATCGGACCAAGTCGCTCGTAGGCCTGAGTTACGGAATAAAGCCGTTTTAACGTCGCCACACTGAAATCCTGACCCCTTAATAGCTCAGCCCGGGTTTGGATTTCTCCTTCCCCAGACTTCACAGCTAAAGAGGGCTGTTGTGTATTGGAAATCACCTGTGGTGACGGGCCCGTTGTGGTGGCAGCCTTACCCTTAGAAATGGACGATTCAGACATAGAGAAAAATGCATGAAGGTTTAGGCGAATTACACGCCAGGGGCTTTTGACGCGCCCCGGGGTAGACTATAGAACTCCCAAAAGCTCCTTTCCGTTGAGACAGTGGCGGTGCTGGTACCAATCTCCAGAGGATCTCACACACCTAGTCATCGGATTAAAGGGAATCAGGGGCGACTGGCATTGCCCCCCCATCGCACGAAGTCATCCCAGTCAAGGAACTCGAAGGGTAGGTTCGTTAGCCCACAGTCAGATGCCCACCAAAAGGTGTCACACCATTGTGTGGTGACCAAGAACCATCAAGTGCTCATCTTAAGGTCTCAGCACGAGCATGCAAACCGGTCATCATTTGCATGGAAAATTTCC